CGGTTGATCTGGTTCAGGTTCATCACCCAGGACGCCGAGGACCGGTACCGGGCGCCGAGCGCCTGAAACACGGTGTACACGTCGGCCAGAGCGAACACGTTGTCCGTGGCCGTGGCCGTTTCGAACGACCCGCCCGCGAGTTCGGTGACGATACCGGTCGGCTGGTTCGATGCCGAACCGGCACCCACCGCGAAGGCTGCGCCCTCGAGGCGGTCCTTGGAATCCATGAACAGCCCGGCGATATCGGACTGCATGTTGGCCCAGTCCATCCCGATCTCGATCGAGAAAGGCACGAATGCGTGCGCCTTCTCGACGTCGATCGACGGCTGAGCGAGCACCGGGGCGTTGTCGCCTGCCTCGGCGGCCTCAGCAGCCCACGCAGCGGTAACGCCTGCGGTGGAGACCCCGTTCCACTGATCGGTGGTGATCTGCTCAACCCGGCTGATCTGACGGAACGCGTTGTTCGTGCCTGCGTTGGTAAAGATGATCGTCGGGTCGAGGGTGAACGGAACAGCGAACCCGCCGGCGTTGCCGGTGAGCGACGCGGCACGGGACTCGGCCACGGCACGCTTCTCGTCTTCGGTGAGCGAGTATTCCTGCCCGCCGATGAGCTTGAAGAACCCGGACCGGTACGCGTCGGAACCCGTCGCCAGGTAGTGGCGGGCGATCTTGCCGTCGACCGTGTCAACGGTGTCGAGCACCTTCGCCGCCGCCTGCTTGGCGTCGTCGTCGGCGTGCGCCATCCGCTCAATCGCGGTGCGGGCACGACCCCGAAGTTCAGCGCCGGAAGCGTTGAACGGAAGGTCACGCAGGTCGAACGGGTCGTCCGATGCGCGAGTGTTGATACCGGGGAGCCGGTCGCCACGTGTCGTGTCGGGCTGGTTCTGACCGAGGTCGAAGATGCGCTGGTGGCGCACGATCTCGGCGTCGGCGTCCACGATCCACTTGTCGAGCTGGTCCCAATCGGACTGCTCGGCGTCGTTGAACGCGGAACGGGTTTCGTCGGATGCCAGGCCGTCAGCGAGTGCCGACATGGCGGTGATGCAATCGCTGCGGAACGCGGCGAGGGTTTCTAGGTGCGTCATTACGCTGCCTTTCTGAGTTGGAGCAGACGCGCGTGCGCCTGTTCGCGGTTGGTGTGACGCGTCGGGGTGCCCTCGTCGGGCGAGCCTTCTGCTGGGGTGTTCGCGGGGTCCGTGCCGGAATCGGCGGGGGACGTGCGAAGATCGTTGAGCGCTGCGGCGATGTCGTCGTCGAGGTCGTACCCTCGGAGCATCGCAGTGGCGTTGGGGTCTGCGGGGAACGTGACCGGGCCGAACTCGTACAGTTCGACCTCGCGAATGGTGCGCTCCGGCAGCATCCCTGGGTTGTGGTCGGTCGGTTCGTCAGGGTCGGCCCACTGGTCGTCTCGGACACGGAACCGGTACGACGCCCCGTAGGCACCGGACCGGAGCCCTTCGGTGATGAGCTCGGGAAGCGACCTGAACAGTTCGACCTCGTAGTAAGGCCCCTCGTCGCGAGGTTCGATCAGGGTCGGCTTGCCCAACGCCAGGTCGCCCATCGTCGGGTCGTGGCCGTGGTTGAACAGGCACACCGCCCGTGCACCACGCCCACCGTTGAGTGTGCGGTTGAACGCCGCGGGGTCGACACGCTCGAGGAACGTGCCCTCCCATGCGGAGTCGATCGCGTTCCACTCGTCGAACCGGCAGAAGTAGCCGTGCAGCACACCTTCGGCGGCTGCGTTCTCGGCGCGCGACGCTTCAGCTTCGCCGAACACCGGCCGCGAGGCAGACCGGATCGTCGGCACGCGACGGAGTTGTTCACGAGTCAACGACATCAGGGGTACCTTCTTGTGATCCAGGGGGCAGGAGTTGCACCGACATCAGCCCGGAGTGGACGAGCACGGCGGTGTTGCCGGTTCGGACCGCTTTCTCAGCAGAGGTCGGGGTGAAGCCGGCATCGACGAGTTGTCGAATCGCTCCGGCTTTCGCCACGAGAATGTCCGCAGCGTCTTTGCGGTCCTCCTGCAACAGCAGGATCTGGTCGGGATCGAACGTGAGTGTCCGGTTTGCCGGAGGCGGGAACAGCTTCTCGAGTGTCGCCGTCAGCATGTCGGCGGTGGGCGAGAACCACTGGTCGGCCCACAGCCGGCGAGTCTGGCCGTAGGACGACGCGTTGAGCGCCGAGCCCTGCATCCCCTCACGGATACCGAGCACCGGTGCGGGGACACGGGAACGGACAGCGATACGTGTCTCGGACCCGCCCTGTAGCTCACGGACGGCGAGTTCGCCGATCTTGGAGCCGACAACGGTCACGTCAGACCCACCACCGAGCCACAGGGTCCGGCCGGCGTTCGACGCACCGGCAGAGACGCGGTCGTACTCGGCCCTGAACTCCTTGACCTGATCGATCGACAGGCGCGAATCGGGCTTTATGATCATGTTCGGTGTTGCCGAGTTCGCTAGGAACTTGTCGACGAACTCGGTGGCCTGCCGATCGAGCGCAACCTCGCGCAGCACGCCGGTCACCCAGGACTGCCCACGCCACCAACAGATCGGGTCGGGCTCGGGCGAGCACGCCGCCACCTCGTTCAGCCCGAGGGTGGTGGGTGTTTTGTCGCGTCCGTTGGCGTAGTGCAGGTAGCCGACGACGGAGCCTTCGCCTTCCTTCACCGCTGCGGCGTCGTCGGGGCCGACAATCACCGCGTCGACGAGATCCGGCCGCAGGAGACGGAACCCATTACGCCGGGTGAAATACGACGTACCGGCGTAGGACCGGTGCATCTCTGCGAGGACCAGCAGCTCGGGGCGGGTCTGCTCCGATGGCCGCTCGAGCACGTCGAGCCCTGGGCCGTCGACCAACTGCCCGAACGAGTCGGACCCGCGACCGGTGTCCTTCCATGCAAACCGGATCTGCGACATCGGGTAGGCCCTGGCCGCCACCGCTGCGCCGACGATGCCGTGAGAACGGCCGATCAGCTTCACATAGTTGTTGAACGTCGATTCGACGTTCTCGGAAGTGGCACCGGGCAGGGTGTACTTGTGCCCGTTGAACGCCATCATCAGATAGTCGTTCCATGACAGCCCTGCAGGGTTTGATCTGGCCTCGCTGGACCGGTTGTTGAAGATCCGGTCCATGCGTCGAGCCATCGTTTACCCTCCGTCAACTTCGCCGGCGAGCCACGCTGCGGCTATGAGCGCCAGCCCGGCCACTGCCAGACCGACGGGAACTGCGATCAGAAACGCCGCAACAGCCAGACACCCGACGCCAGCAGATACCAGACCCACCTGAAGCGGGGTCACGACAGTGCCACGTAGATCGGTGGTGCGGCCTGCCGATTCGACAGCATTAGCCGCCCGGTCGGAACCATGTCGTAACCGAACGTCATCGTCACCGCTCCGTCGATCTTCAACGAGTCTTTTTCTTTGGCGAGCGCCATCTGACCGGATGGTTTCCGGGCCAACATCGTGTTCAGCAGATGCTCAGTGATCTTCGTGTCGCCGTCGTGGGTGAACTGCTTCTCGTTGTCCATGTCTTCGAGCAGTCGCCGTATGGCTGCGTCCATACGTGACCCGCCGGCGGTCGGGTAGCCGACCATAAGACCGGTGCCCTTGTCGGGGTTCGCTTCGCCGAAATCTTCGGTCCAGGCGTCGTACATGCCGGCGAGTTCGTGAAACGAGGAGTCGTAGACGAACAGCACGCAGTCGTTGTCGTGCATGAAATCCAGCACTGCGCCGTTGATCTCCGACCGGGGGTGCTCGTAGGTGTCGTCGGCGTTGGCCGGACGTTCCCACACGCGCACGCACTGGTGGTGCGGGGTCGCTTCGATCGTCCACGACGACAGCACGGAGCAGTCACGGGTGCGGGCACCGTCGAACATCAGGATCTTCTCCGTCGGGATCTTGCGCCGGTTCCGTTTCGTCGCCGCGATCTTGGCCGGGTCGAACGCTTTCGAGTCGGCCTTGGCCTCATCGTTGAAGTAGAACCGCAGCACCTCGGAAGTGGTGGTCGCCGGGTCGAGGATCTCGGCGTAGATCCGGTCCAGATCCACCCACCCGCCGGCGGACAGGGCGGCAGCGCCGTACACATGACGCAGCGCCTTCATCACCGCCGGCTTGTTGCCGGCCTTCTTCGGATCGAGCGACCGGTCCCACCCGGCAGACACCGAGTCGTAGAGAACGTCGAGCGCCTTGTGGTTCTTGCGGTGAGCATCAGCGGAGTCTTCGGCGACGGAACGTTCGCCGAGCGCCGGCGCGTTCGTTGTCTCCAACGTGCACCCGCCGGTCTTGCCGGCGTTGCGTCGCATCACCGCCGCCATCTTCTGGCCGCCCTGCGACGGGAACCAGAGATGCGTTTCCTCTAACACACCTCCGGTGATCGGCTGACCTTCACGGGCACCCGCTGAGGCCGTGACCGGTTCGATCCGACCGGGGCCGTTGCGAAACTCGACGCGGGTCTTGCCTAGGTCGATGCCGAGGTCGTCGATCAGCGACGAATCGGCGAGCATCTCGCGCAGCACCAGATACAGGTTGCCGGTCTGCTCCTCGGACACCGCGGCGACCTGAACCCACGGGAAGTTCTGAGGACGCCCAACCGGTTCGCCGGCAGCGTTCCACCCGTCGAACACGACAGGGCCACAGAACTCCGCACCAACGAACAGGGCACCCTCGGGTGATTTGCCCTTGCCCTTCGCCCCACGGCGGGTCGCACGACGAACGACACGCTGCCCGGTGACCGGGTCGACCCGGTAGAGGCGAACGAAGAACTCGATCTGTTCGTCGGTCAGAGCGAAGGGTTTGCCGTAGTGCTCACCGGCCGGAACCTTGAAGTGGTCCTGCCACCAGTCAACCAGCGCCCACCCGAGAGACGGAAACTCGCCATCGTACTCCGGGCCACGCCACGGCATCAGCCGACGACACGCAGCCGGGCGCGAGCGTCACCGGCCGGGGTGTCCTTGCCGTTCTGCTCGAGCACCGTGTCACCATCGACAATCCGCCAGCGGAGCTCGTTGCGGGACTTCGCGGTCAACCCGAGCGCGGTGCGCAGATGTCGGGCCTCGGTCAGCACCGCCTTGTCACGCTTCTGGTTCCACTCGTCGTGGAGCTGGCAGAGCAGCACGGCCTGCGGGATCTCCGACTCGCCCCACTGCGACGCCGCCGGTGTCGACCAGATCGACTTCCACAACGCCTTCCCCGGAGCGAGCAACTTCGACCCGGCCGGCACACGCGGCGGTGAACCCGCAGGACCGCCAACAGGCAGGTCGACCCAGGGCAGACGCTCGCCCGGTTGGTTCCTTCTGACGGGGTTGTCCTTGCGTGGGCTCATGGTCAACCTCTGGTCCAGGTCGGCGGGCGGGTGATGTGTTTCCGTACGGATTCTGCGACCGTTCACATTTCTTCGTGGC